ATAGATTTTTGAACCATTCTAGCTAAACCCTCAACTCCTTTTTGGAATCCGTATTCGTTTAACTTACCTATATTTGTTGCTAAATCTTTTGAAACTCTTTGTGAATTTAGTCCTAAAGTTAGTGAGCTTTTTCCCGCTTTTTCAACTGCATCGAACGTACCTTTAGCCCCTATACCTACTTTTTCAAAATCAGGTAACATGTTGGTTAATGCTTCCATTGAACCAAGGTATGCTTGACCAACCACTGCCGCCTGTTCAAATGATTGTTGATTTATTAAATTAAATTTACCAGACTTTTCCACTAAACCTTGAGCAACTCCCGCTAATGTTTCAAATGATATACCTAATTGTGCTAATTTTGGTCCTGCGTTTGATATTTCTTCCCTAAAATCTTTTGATAGTGCACCCGTTAAACCGGTTTTGGTGTTGATGTCTTCTAATAACTTTCTTTGATTATTATATTCATCACCGATCTGTTCTAATCCAGCCTTGAATACGTTTTGTGCAATTTGGTCTGCTGGTAAAATTTTTCCGTCTTTTGATGCCATAGACAAAAGCTCCGTTGAATTAACCGAGTCCTTAATATCTTTATAATGTCCACCACCTTCTTGTCCTTTTAAAATTCCACTGGCTGCCTCAATGAATGATTTCGCTCCTTTGGTTGTACTGGTTCCTTTTTTTTGACCACTTGAATACGATTCATATTCAATTTTAGCTCTTGATTGTAATGAATTTAGTTCACTCTCACTATTAGAATTCGATGGTGGGTATAAATCTTTATAAATTGTTAAAAACCTTGGCCAGTTTCCATCCGACCCTGCCTTCTCTAAATCTGTTGTGCTATATTTTGCCATACATATAAATAGGTTATTGTGTGTTTTCCAACTCCATTATATAACCAATATAATATCGTCTAATATAGACAGGCATAGTTAAAATGTCTCCATATGAGAATCCTTTCCTGATTAGGTAGTGAATTTCCGATAATTGATTTTTCTTATATTCCGTAGAAAGGGCGAAAAAAGTCAACCCCAAACCCAATTCTAAATTGGATCTCTTCTCCTGATGGGGTATTTGCTGTTTGTGTTAGGTCAATTCCTGGCTTATTGTCAGATACGTATTTTCTAAAATCTTGTGAATCTTTAATCGGCATATTCTCAATGAAATTTCTTGTGTTCATTGGGTCATTAACTCCAGCCACGGATTTAATCATACCTTCGAGTTGTTTTGTAATAATTGGAGCTATTCCATTACCATTCCAACTCTTTGCAATTTCTTTTATGTCGTTTTCTTGTTTTTGGGTTAAAAACTTAAATGTTACGTCTACTTTGGATTTATTCATAAAATATGAATATTCTCCGTTAGAATCTGCAACTAATGTAAATGGTTTAAAATCTAAACTACTTAAATCTATTTGAACCTCAAAATCTTCGTTTGTTTTTGGGTCGGTTAATGTAACTTTATATTCTGAACCAAATGCGGTATTTCTTAAAAATATTAAAATAGCCTCCTTATCTTCTTCAACCAAATCTTCGGTTGATAAGTCTTTGTCTAATACTTTTCTTTTTAATAGTTCATTAACTATAGCATTTGTCTGTATTAAATTTGGGGATGCTAATATATTTTCATCCGCGGCAGTTAGGTAAGCTATTCTTAGTGATTTCTTACCATTTTGATAATGGATACCTCTACTTGGTAACTCCACAACATCATATGCGATTCTTGGGTCAATTCTTAATTCTTCCATAGTACAATTTAATCTATAACTATCGTAAAGTAAAGTTTTAAACATAAAAAAACCGATACCCATTTCTGGTATATCGGTTTAATATATGAAAAAGTATAATATTAGAATACAAGTATACATCTATCCATACGTAAAGTACATTGGATAGTTGCAATTTCATCTCTTGAATAGTCTAATTCACCAAAGTTGATGTCTTGAATAAATGTTCCTTGAAGAATCCATTTTTCAACAACAACTCCCGTTGGGTCTAACATTTCAAGTTCGATGTCTTTTTTATAACCGGCAGCATATCCCATACGACCAGTAACTGATTCAGCGTGTAAACGGAACCACTCCATTAACGCTTGTGACGCTGATGGACCAATCGGGTCTTTAAATGTTACCCTCATAGTATCCCAACTAAATTTACCCGCAACATATGTTGAAGTATTTAAAAAAGGAATTTCAGTCGCGTTGATTTTTGCGGATGGTCTAGCCGCTGATGTTACATACCATTCATTGATACCCAAAGAAGATGGGAATCTTACAATAAATCGGTTCTGTCTTTTCGGTTCGTAAGGAACCGGCATTTTCATTAGTAAATCTGCCATGTTGTATTTGTTAAGTTTTTTTGTTATTTTATACTCTTATAAATATATGTTAATTAGAAATAAATTTATTTTTAGGATCGATCTTGATTTTGTGGATTTTTTTTCGTAGTTTTTTACAAATCCTCCAGTATTCTAGACCCAGTATAAATAATTAATAAATTTCTAGTTTAATAATATAACATATAAATACTAGTATAACTAGTTCCAGATTATACTGGGTAAAATAAAATGATATAATTTTAATAATAATTGGTTCCATGTGGAGCATTAAAAAAGGGAAGCTTTTCGGCCTCCCTTTTTATTTTTATATCCTCCTTTTAGATTAGATATTCTCGAATGAAGCTCCTGTTGGAGTAATTACGAATTCCAAATCAATAAATTCAAGAGAACGAGTAGGTTTAACGTAAATTTTACCTCTCAAAGTGTTAGCGTCGATGTCTTCAACATCACTTGAAACACTTACTTTAAATTCATAAAGACCTCTTTCTTTCTTAATTGATTCTAAAATTGGGTTTACCAATCTTAAGAACTCTTGTCTTACTTGTTCGTCGTTTTGTTCGAACAACAATCTAACAGCAACTGCTGAAATTAACTTTCTTGCTCTTAACAACAATCTTCTTACGTTGATTCTATCAAGTGCAGATTCTCTAACTTGTAACGTTTTGTTACCCCAAATAATTGTACCAGTATCAGAGAACGTTGCGATTGGATTAATTCTATTTTTGTAAAGTTCGTCTCTTTCATCAAGAGTTAACTTCTTTTTAGCTTTAATTGCATTTACCAAACCTCTTGAATAACCCGCAACTGCGAACCAAGGATAAGATACGTTATCAGTTAACGCGATGTTCTTCAACACCTCACCTGTTGGTGGAATGTAAAGTTGAGTTGCGTTATCTGTATCTCTTACTTGAATCCAAGGCCAATATGTTGCAGAATAGTTAGAGTCAATTCCTAAATCGTCAAGGTAACCTGTAACGGTTGCCGCATCATCAACATTTGGTGATGATATGATATAAAGTGAATCGGCTCTTTCATTCTCGATAATATCTATTGCTTGACTTGTTAAAGATGAATGATCGTAGAAGTTAATACCTGCAGTAGCGAATACGTTAATATCAATTGCCTCAGGATTTGAGTAAGTTTGAATACCTTCTAAATAAGCATAATAATCAGAGTTTCCTATGGTTGTATTGAACACACCACCATTATCGGTATTAGCTGTATTATATGTTGTTTTACCATAAATAAATTGGTCACCAAGAGTTCTTGTCTCTCTGTATATATCCCAACCATCAAATCCACCACAAACCGCTAATGTAAATTTACGGAAGTTTATGTTGGTTAATTTATTGTCGGTACCAGATTGACCTTCTAAATCATAAGGTGTTGTTTGGTATGTTGTTCCTGTTATTGATGATGCGTTTGTTGATAAGTGGAAACCGAATGTACTTGAAGACGCCGCATTTCCTTTATATTTAAACAAGTCACTATCAAATTTAAAACCATTTTGAGATGATAAACCTAAAGAGACTTTCTTTACTTTATCTCCGTTAGATAATACTTGAGAACCATCCGATTCGTAGTAAACCACGTCACCACCATCAAAAAATTCTGTTTTGTAAAGAACACTACCTAATTTGTTACTTGAAACAAGTAAGGATGTAAATCCTTTGAATCCAGCAGGGAAAGCGTCCGTAGGTGCATTATCGGCCATATTTAACATGATAAACTTTGAACGTAATTCATATTCACCATCAGAGGTACCAACTTTTCTTGCCACATAACCTGGAAGGTCAGTATTCATTGAACATCTTGTAAATTTCTCTAATATAATTTGATTTTCATCAGTATCGTTAAAATCACGAACCATAATATCAAATTCGGCAGTATCTAAATTAATATTTTGAATTGTAACCTTAACTTCAATATTTGCTGCGTCTCCATCAGATATTGTTAATATTGAGAATAAATCTGCAACATTACCACCACGAACTTCAGAAACAACTGTAGGTGATGATGGAGTATCCCATGATTGTGCAAAATTATCACTTTCAACGTTTGATGATACATCTAAACTTAAACCTCTTACGTATCCATTTCTAAATGCTGATAATAATAAGTTAGAATATATTTCATTAACATATAATGGATAATCTTCTTTTACTTTATCAAAAACTTCAGTACCTAATACTTTATTTATATATTTTGTTGATGAAATATCTAATGAACAATTGAATGTTTTAATTCCTCCCGTAATACCTGTAACATTTAAAGCAAATTCTGCCATTGGGTTAGTTGTAACACCACCAACATCGGTTAATGTTACTGCTGTTGTTCCTGTTACTTGTAATACTAAACTTTGTGAAGCGTTATATTCACCTCTTGATCTTAAAGAAGCAACAATTACATCACTATAATCTGTGTTAAGTGATGCGCTGTATTTAAATCTTGTTACATCAAATGAAGATGTACTTGTAGAATAAACAAAAAGATAAGAGTAAACACCATCAATTGTTGAGTCGGCTGACCCTGTTTTAGTAAAGAACGCATTATACCAATTTTTATTAGCATTTTCACCGATTGGTGATAAAAGTTTTGTACCTGTTAAACTTGAGGTATCTGAAGTTGGTACATTACCAATAACAAACCAATCGTTATTTGCATACGCCGCACCACTCTTACCTGTTTTACTTGTTATGTATGTTGTTACAGATGAACCATTGGTTGCCGTTTTACCTGAAAGTTCACCATAAATTGTTGAACCTGTAATAGTTGCGGTTGTTGCTGATAATGTTATTCCTGTTGTTGATGTAGGTGTAGACACTAAATCCACTGTTACACCACCTAAAGTTTTAATACTATAAGTTTTTCCTGGTTTATATCCTGTTTTACCAAGTATTCTTGTTACGAATAGTTGATTAGACTCTTGTAAGTATGATTTAGCCATATAAGCTAACTCATATTTAGGGTTATTTGCACCGTCTTTCTCAGGTGAAGTTGGTCCGAAATACGTTTTGAATTCGTCGAAGTCCCCAACTAAAATAGGTTCGAAAGCAGGACCTTTTAAAGCCTCACCTACTAAACCTAAAGTTGTAACCCCGACACTTTGTGCTACGAATGTTAGATCCTTCTCAGATGTGTACACACCCGGAGAAACGAATACTCTGTTTGAATTTGCCATCGATTGTTGTTTGGTTAATTATTTTTATTAGTTATTCTATAAATATCTTTGTTTTTACCAAAGATTTCCGTACTTTTGTTTAAAAAGATAGTAAATTATCCTTTTCTATCTTAAATTATCTTTCATCATGGAAAACAAACAGAAAAACGTAAAAATTAGTGAAAAACACCACGAGATGTTAAAAAACCATTGTGAAAAGAACGGATTAAAAATTTATAAGGTTTTAGAAAAATATATTGACGAAGTTTGTAAACCAAAAAAGAAGGACATCTATGGTGACGATTAATATAGGTAAGTCACACCAATTCTAGAACCAACAACGGGTGTACCTAATAAAACAATATCTTGTGAACCTGAAACATCAAATCCAGAACCTTCCTCTTCTTGTAGACCATTTATATCTAAACTGACAATACTACTAATATTGTTATATGTGTGAAAAGTTAATGTACTACCATCATATTGGAAATACTCCGTAGTAACTTGTATTAATTTACCATAATTATCTATAATAACATTGTTTCTACCCTTATAGTACGAAATAACTATAGTACTACCTTCAAAAGGTGGTTGTACAAATGATATTTTAGATGTATATGAAATGTGGAAAAAATCGGCGTTTTTCTCTTGTAATAGACCATTAATTGTAACACTAAACAATGTACCAATACTTTCACCAACACTAAATTGAGTTTGCATCCCGTCTCCAGTAAATGACATCACGGTTATATCAATAACCTTACTAACGTATTTTTTCCTACCTACACCCTCTTTTGCAAATTCATTCATTAAAAAGAAACGATTAATTGCGGGTTTTACCTCAAATTCATCAGAATCAATAAGGAAACCTAACATAGTAAATGTGTAGTTTTGAATGTAAAATCTCCTACCCTCCAACGTATCCATGGGAGTGTTATCTTCAATTTTATCTAATATAAGTGGAATGTAATGTCCCTTAACTTGAGTATAATCTTGTCTTGATGAAAAATTTTGTAATACTATTTTACTAAATTTATTAACATCTCTAAATTTATTACAAACAATCGTAACGTCATATGTTATATCAACAGGTACGGGTTGTGGTATTTTATATATATCCGCACCCATAGTGGTTCCGTTCCAAGTCGGTACGGAGGAGTAGTAAAATTGATGTCTATCGGGTATTGTTCTCTGAACCGATGGATTTGTTCCCGGTTGAACGTCGGGTTTTCTTACAATTGCAACAAATGGTAATTCAATATTTCCGTCGTCGTTTGTAAATGTCCACGTTTGTGTAAATTCACCCCACCTTTGAACTGTTAATATTTTATCAATAATTGGTATCTTATTACCATCGGACACAATTTGAAAATTTTTAGTTACGTAATCTAAAAATCCTTTATCTAAATCATCATGTAATATAGAGTCGGGAAGATATGTGTCAGATTTAGTAATTTTATCTAACAATTCTTGTCTTCTTTCAGTCAGTTCTTTTTCTGTGTAAACAGATATATTGTTTTTTCTTTTAGGTATTCCCATTTTATACTCCTCTAAATTGACTATCTTGTACTGGTGAACAAGTTATTGATTTATAATATGGTTTAAATCCAAACATATTATGTTTATTGTCCGAAGTTATTTTACCATCATTTACCACTTGATAAAATCTAACTTTTAATTCAGATTCGGGATAACCAATATAATCACCATATCTTATATCTATTTTCATTTCTTCTAAATGTTTAATATAAACAGATAAAATCATATTTCCCGGCTCAAGGTGCCTCAAAGTCCCATTTTTATATGAACTATTTTTTGGTTCCTCAATTTTAACCAATGCATTAAATTCAACAGGTGGAAAGAATTTTGTTTGGTCTATACCAACCTCAACATACACGTCATCAATTTGAGTCTTTTCTCTATCTACCCTATATAGAACTAATTTCATATTTAAATCCCCGTGAAGATATTCTTGACCCATTTGAATATTGAGGTCAAAATCATCTTGAGATAAGAATTTAGATAATCTGGTAATAGGTAACTTATTTTCCATATCCTAATAAATAGTTTAATGTTACATTCTATTTACTTATATTTTAATATGGAAACTAAGATTCCCGAAATAGAGGCAAGAAACATTTTATTAACCTACGAAGGTTCAAACAACCAATTATTAGATTGGAAGAGAAAATTTGTTGAGGTAAAAAACTTCAAACTAACCCGTCCACAGGCGGAATATGTTCAAAAGTATTATAATGTGTCCCCAAAGGTAGCAAGAAAATATATTAACATCGTTAATTCTTTTGGTGAAAAGATAATGGAAGAAAGGTTATTACCTAAACCTCCTGAAAAAATATGGTGTGAAAAATTATTATGTGATTCTGAAAAAGCGTTTCATATATGGGGTAAAGTATTAGATAATGACCAATTATCTGCAATGTGGTTACCGAAAGCCGCAGTGATGCAAGAAGAGAAAAAACTTAATCGAATTATTGATTATAGTAATTACGATACAAGACCTCCCATGGAACACCAGAAGGTTGCCATTGAGAAGTTATTAGCAAACGATAAGTTTATACTTGCCGATGATATGGGTCTTGGTAAAACGACCTCAGCGGTTATTGCATCTATGGAAAGCGGAGCTAAGAAAGTTCTTATTGTTTGCCCCGCATCTTTAAAGATAAATTGGGATAGAGAAATTAAAAACTATTCTAACAGAAAAGTGTTAATTGTTGAGGGTCGTAAATGGGGTTCTACATTTGACTATTATATTATAAACTATGATATTATTAAAAATTACCACTCAACAGATAAGTCTGAAGATAGTGACGACTATAAATTATTGGTTAATGCCGGTTTTGATTTGGCAATCGTAGATGAGGCACATTATATTTCAAATGCAACGGCAAATAGAACTCGTTTATTAAATGATGTACTTGAACAAATCCCAAAAGTTTGGTTACTAACGGGTACACCAATGACATCAAGACCTATTAACTATTTTAACTTATTAAAAATTGTTGAATCCCCATTGACATTAAATTGGCAATCTTATGTTCGTAGATATTGTAAAGGATATCAATTCAACGTTGGTAATCGTAAAGTGTGGAATACAAGTGGTGCAAGTAATTTAGATGAGTTAAGAGAAAGAACTAAGAATATAGTACTTCGTAGAATGAAAACCGACATTCTTGATTTACCCGAAAAAATTGTTACTCCTGTTTTTGTTGAGTTAACAAGTAAAATGTACGATGAGGAATTAGAAGAATTCACACGTATTAGTAATGATAAGAAAGATGATGAAACAATCACCGTTACATTAAATCGTTTAATGAGGATTAGACAACTTATTGCATATGAAAAAATTCCTTACACTTGTGAATTAATTGATAAGTGTTTAGAACAAGGAAAGAAAGTAATTGTATTCACTAATTTTACAATGTCATTAGATATGTTACATGAGAAATATAAAAAGAACTCCGTAACTCTTGATGGTCGTATGAATAAAGATAAACGACAAGAAAATGTTGATAGATTTCAAAATGAAGATAAAATAAAAGTATTCATTGGTAACATTAAAGCGGCTGGAGTTGGTATTACGTTAACAGCTGCTGAGGTTGTTATTATGAACGACTTATCATTTGTACCGGCCGACCATTCACAAGGTGAAGACCGAGCATATAGATATGGACAAAAAAATAGTGTTCTTGTTTATTACCCCGTATTTGAGAACACCGTTGAAAAAATCATCTATAATATTCTACAAAGGAAAAAAGGAGTAATTGACCAAGTTATGGGTGATGGTGAATATTCAGAATCTTTTAGTAAAGACTTACTTAAACAACTCCTTTAACTCCTCAATTTTTGAGGTTAGTAAATCGTTAAGTTCTTTATCTTCCACATTCGGAAGGTTAACCACAATTTTTTTTTCGGGTTCTACCGAATAATCGATATAATTTTTATCACCTTCTTTTTGGTATGTGAATATGAAATCATTAATACCACAAATTCTAAATAGTTCGTTTAATTTATCGTTCATAACTTAAATATAAACTATTTATAAGAATAAAACAAAATATGGCGACTATTATTTCACAACCCGAAAAGGACAAATTATATACTCAGGTATTTCACCTATTAGGTATGCCTGTTCGTGGTATTGAGCTTACTGAAGAACAAATGGACACGTTCCTTGAACTTTCATTATCAGAATATGAACAATATGTATCTGATTGGTTAATAGAATCTCAATGGTCGGCATTGGCTGGATTAGACGTAGATACACAATCTTTAACTAACGCCTTTACAACTCGAAGTTTAGATTACGAAACTCAATATAGTCACTCATATTCTAAAATTGTGGGTTTACAGGCAGGTGGTGATAGTGAACTTAAGAAAGATTTCATAACATTAACAGGTGGAACACAAATGTACGAAGTACCTGCTGGACGTGAAATAAATGAACTATTATGGTTTACAAGATCAGAAATGACGGATACAATTGTTGACCCGTTTGCTGCTGGATTTGGTGGATTAGGTGGTGTCGGGTTTGGTGGTTTTGCACAAATGGGTGCGTCAGGTGGTTCATATTTTATGATGCCGGCGTTTGATTTATTATTAAGAATGCAAGATAGAAGTCTTAAAAATAGATTAATTGGTGGTGACTTAACATACAGAATAACTGCAGGTCCTGATGGAAAAAAATATATTCATCTTTATAATGTACCTGGCGGTAGATTTGACTTTGGTGCAGTTTATAAAAATAACTATCAAGTTTGGTATTGGTACTATGATACCATGGATAGAGACACTTGTTTAGATAAAAACAAAGACGTTATTAAGTTACCTTCAGACGTTATGACTGAAGAATTAACGTGGGATAAATTAAATAAACCTTCTCAGAATTGGATTAGAAAATATCTAATCGGTTATTCTAAAGAAGGTTTAGGTAGAATTTGGAGTAAATTTTCTGGAGACTTACAAGTTCCAGATAGTTCGGTTAAATTAGATTATAGTTCTTTACTTACCGAAGGTAAAGATGAAAGATTAAAGTTGGTTGAAGAATTAATGGCTCGATTAGAAAGACTCCGTCCCGATAAAATTCTTGAGAGAAAAGGTGCTGAGGCTGAAAATTTAAATAAAGCACTTAAGTTCAGACCAATGCAGTCTCCATACAATATCATTTAACTTTCGGTTACGTGTAAAATTAAATCACCATTATCGTTACCGATAATTTCGTCTTCATTACTTACAGTACTTGCAGCTTGTAATTGTAGAACCTTTCTGTTGTGGTCAACCCAATATTGGTCAACAAGTTCAAGACTATTTTCAACATACATAAAGAATGGGTCACGACCAACCTTATTCCAAAATACAACCTCACTATCGGAAAGAGTCATAACCTCGTCAAATTTATCTTGACCACTTTCCTTCAATGGATAACCATTAACTAACTCACATTGATTTCTTGTAAAGTATTGTCTATCTTTTGGATCCTCAATTAAAATATCTTCTCTAATCTCAGGTTTAAATGCAACTAATAGAGGTTCAACACGTTTATTAAAATTGTTTAAATAACGAGCAACATTATAATCACCTAATAAGTTTGGATTATCTGTAATTTCTTTTTCAGGAATCATATAACAACTCACCTCAATATAACCATCAGGCATTGGGTATCCATGTTTCGCGGTAAACTCTTCTTGTTGTTTCTTTGTTGGTTTAGTTACCTTCTGTACATCACCCGATGATTTCTTAGTTCCATTATTAACATAGAAAATTGTATCACCTAAACCTGCGGGATAATCATTCTGTAAAATTAATTCCATGTGCGCTTGTCTAGACATTAGTGAACCAGACTTTGTAGTTTTCTGAATGTGTTTTTTATAATCACTAACTGATTGTTTAACACGAGCCTTGTTTGCAATTTTAGCTAATGGAATTTCTTTATTATAAATCTTATCCACATAATTGTAGTATAGTTCTACAAAAGAATGACCATCACCATTTAACAAATACTTTAAACCTTCATCTAAGAACTCAACAACATATGTTTGTAATTTTTTAGACTTAATAGTGTTACCCGTTAATTTAATTTTCTCTTTACCTTTCTTAATTAACTTAATGATATAATTTTTACGTGAAACATTAATACAAGCAGGTGCAGTATAATCAATATCAAGACCCATTTCATTTCTCATAAAAATATCATTAAATTCCGCAGTGTGAGCTTCAATACCTTTATATTCTTTACCTTCCTTAACAAGTTCATTAAGACCCTTACCAATATACACAGCTTCTAATGCACTATCGGGTGTTTCAAAGTTTACACCATCAGTATCCATTACAAGAGGTTTATAACCTTTCTGCATATAGAACATAATCATCATACGAAGACATTGACGACCAATACAGGTAATCGTTTCACCTGAATCCATTTCACCCCACGGGAATACATGTGGTGCAGATAATGAACCAAAATATGCGTTAATAAAAATCTTAATCGGTAATTGTTTACGATCATACATTTCTGAAGCAACGGGATCACTATCTTTTAATTCACCGGCAAGATGTTTATATTTGATACGAATATTTCTAAAGTATTTTAACATTGATTTTTGCACACCCATAACATCACAATCAGGGAACACATCATATACTAATTGAATTGATGGATATAGTGATGAGTAGTCAAACTTTACAATATTCTTTGCAAACCCCACATTTAATAAACGTGATAATCCACCAGTAAATGGTCTTTTCTCATCCTTAGCGGGTATTGCTAAATTATTTTCATATGACCACGCCAACATGATAATTTTCCATAATGTGGCGGTTCCCATTGTGGCAATTCTTTCATACGTTGTTGGTACTAATTTAGAAAGTAAAAATGTTGATTGTGAAAATGAATCATCAACAACCATTGTCTCATACAAGTCATCGTCAAGATATTGTTCTACAATTTTTCTACCTGGCCATATTTCAAACTTACCGGGGAACCTCTCCATTAATCTATCGGTACCTGTATCACCAATCTTTTTGTAACCACCTGTCTTAGGGTTTACGTAATAACTTTCATTATCTAAATAAATTTTAGATATTTGATTACCCTCAACATACACACGATTCGGTTTTTCTTTCTCCAAATATGTTGTGATATATTTCAATCCCCACGATTTAATTTCGGAGTTAATCGCCTGAGCTCTACGAACAGAGTGTGCAATATCAATAATATTAAAACCCCAAATAACGTGCTGAGTGTAATCCTCAATTTCATTTGCAAGTTTTAACATTCCCTTTTTTTCTTTCATTCCTGTACTTGTGAATATTTGAGTTAACCCATTAATATCAACACCAAGAATTTGTGCACGTTTTAAAATAAACGGCCAGTCAAAGAAAGCGGAGTTATAACCAGCAACAATCGTTGGTTTTAAATCTTTAATATATTGTAAAAATCTCTCAATACATTTCTTTTCACCATCTTCACCAAATGCGGGAATTGTTTCTTGTAGACCACGATTATCCTTAACCCCAATCAAAATGATTTTACAAGTTTCAGGATCTAAACCCGTGGTCTCAATATCAAATACAAATCGATAAACATCACCATAATCTTCTATTCCCTTAAACAATCGTTTTCTTGTTTGAACAAGATATTGTTCAACAGGAGATAAAATGGTAAAATGTTTTCTTACTTCTTCTCCCCATGGGTCAAGTCCACCAGTTTTAAAAAAATTGATTAAATCGGTGTAACTCTTAATACTTTTAACTAAGAATTTCATACCACCCTCCAAACGACTATTACCATGAGTTTCTAACTTTTCAATGATAATCCCGTACTTACCCATCATTTGTTTTTGAGTTGATTTGGAGTTACCATAAAAATTAAGATTAGATAAGTCTCCGACCCATAAAAATGGTACGAACGAATCTGTTTTAACAATTTTACCCTTTATTGGGTCCTGAATAATTTTGGATATTGAGTTGGAGGGATAGTCATATTCGACACCTACGATGTATTTCTCATCGTCTCCCCCATTTAGAAAGTTTTCGATAACTTCCTGAGAGATAACTTCTTTCATGTTTTATATTTTTTAAATGTGACGTATTAGCTTACCATTAAATGGTAGTTTGTCTTAACATTACAAATATAAACAAAAAGTCTTAATTTAAGAAATATTAATAAATAATTTCTCTTTTACAGGTAAAATGAGTTTGTTTGTTGGGTTTCCGTCAGTATCCTTGAATTGAACTATGACCTTTCCTTCGTATTTACCTGAATTTAACGTATGTTCTTCTGTGAACCTATGTGTTATATAATATTCGTCTGTGGTTTGGTTATATAATTTTATTCTTGTGGTAACGTAACATGTGGAATCTAAAATGATTGGAGTATCTGTTTTAATGTCAGACATCTCAAATGTAATATCTGCATTTTCTAATAAATCATTAAATGAGGATTTATCGTTTTTACCATCATCAATCAGTCTCATTTTTAATATTGGGTCAGACGCCCCTTGTCTTATAAAGAATTCCATATGTTATAAATAGTTTTATAATTCGAATATATTAATTGTATCTCTCATACTACGGTGTTGGGCAAATATATATTTCATTTATTTGTCCAGAAACATAACCATTAACCGGAGGACTATATGTACTGGTGAATTTAAATGACCTTATCGCCGGAACACCTAAAGTATCGGATAAATAAATATAATTTCCACCAGATGGCCAACCCAAAGTATATGTTGATGATCCAATTGATTTTTCATATACATAATCACCAAGGTTAGGTAGTGTACCACTTCCCAAGAAATATAATTCACTATTATTCATATATTCTATTGTTGTGTTTCCACAATAAGCATCTTGAGGGGAGCTGTTAATATTATATGCCGCATATACTCTTTTATATGTTGGTACCGGTGTACTAGTTGGACTACTTGTAGGAGTGGGTGTTGGGGTTGAAGTAGATGTACTAGTTGGTATAGGTGTTGATGTTGGTGGTAATGGAGTACTAGTATTTGTAGGTGTTGATGTTGGTGGTAATGGAGTACTAGTATTTGTAGGTGTTGGGGTTGGAGTGGATGACCCCGTAGGTGTTGGAGTAGGTAGTGCAGATAAACTATCCACACACTTAACCCCACACTCAACGATTTCAAAATTTGGTTTTATCTCAGTTAGATAGTGATGTCTAACTCTTGGGAAATTTAATGGCTCCTCAAAATATTTAATTGATTTGATATTAAAACATGAAACACCTGAATGAATTCCACTCATTAATCCAGTTCCACCACCCCAAGATTGAATAAACGGTTGAGTTCCTCTCTTTGAAGGTATAATTTCCTCCCAATTTTCTAACTTATATATTGGTCTACCGTTTAAGTATATCTTCAAAGTCCCCAACCTCCTTTGTCTTTCATTCGCCCATTTCTTATTTAAAACTTCAGAATTATTTAAAAGAGCTAATTGTGTTGATGTTACTGCAGTCACTTCTATGTTTTGATACGGACTCACAATAAATTCTGGAATTAAATCATTCTGTCCCCCGTCATTTTCAAGATCACAATCCGTATAATGTTTATATCTATCAAAAACAATTGTAACATTAAAATTATTAGTTAACCCCGTAGTACACAATGTTGGAGTTTGTCCACTTGAAATATAAAAAGATTCTCCATATGCCAAATCATTAACACATGCACCAGAATAATGTCTTGATATCCACTTAATTCTAGCATCTGATGTAAATTGAAAAGATAGGTTATTATCGGCGTAGTCGGTTAAATCATCGTCCCCTCTAACACCTAAATAATAAAAAACACTTCCCGATGACCACGGTAAAGAATTTCTATTAAATATGAAATCTAAAGTCCACCCATTTTCAGGTCTTCTTTTTAATTTAGGAGTACAATAATCAGTACCTAATCCCTCATTAAAATCAAATGCCCATGGTTTTACATTTGTTTTTGGGGATTGAGCCGAGCATGCATTAAAATTTATAATATTTCTCCTACTTTTGTAGATGTCTGAAGTAAACCCCGAAATAAGGGCTGATTCTGTATAACCCGTTAAAATGTTAGATGTATATCCCGTTTGATTATATCCTAAAATTTTAAAATAATGAGTTCTTCCACTAATAAGTGTGAATTTAAATCTATTGCTATCTAAAATAGTATGTGTAAACCCTGTCCCAAAATATGATACAAAATTACTATACGGTAAAGTCATTGATAATCCAGAATAGGTATAAGAACTTAATAAGTCACTTATATTATCCTCCTCAAGGGTGATTCTATCTTTTGTGCAATCTAAATTATTTAAGTTATCATCTATTTTTAATGAATCGTAGACTATGAGTGTACTCAAATCTAACGCATCTGCATCATAATCACCTTGGGTTTTACTCAACTCAAAATCATATAATTCGGAAGAATCTAATTTTAATTCCAATCTTGACCCATAAAAATTTAAAATATTCTGTCTATTCATGTTTCTATAAATATCTTTCATAAGATTTGATATTTATAATAAAACCGATTTAGATGAATAATTTTATAAAACAGGTAATCGAAGAGAAATTTGCATCAAAAGCGCAACAAAGATACTTTTTTGCTAAGGAGAACGAAAAGGGTGCATCAAAGAAAGAAAAGTCGAAATGGGGTAAAATGGCCAAAGAATTTTCAGATAAAACAAAATATGACGAAATACCAGATAAAGCGGGAGAAAAAGAAGTAGACGAGATTGTAGATAAAAATGGTAACGTTGCTAGAGGTAAGAAACCAACAAATTTTAACACAAAAGGAATAACACAAAATAAAACAACTGATGAAGTTGTTAAAAGTGCTAGTGGTCAAACATCACTATCACCTAGTCTTGGTTTTGGGTATAGAAGATATTGGGCAGAATCCGATATGAGTAAATCTTTAGGGTATGATGATACTTTAGGTCAAGATGCTGATTATGATGACGCAAAGGACCATTTTGAGGATGATTTAGGTTTAACAGATGATGAGGCCGAAGAAAGGTTGGCTAAAATGGGATATGATGAAAAACTAAAAAATACCGATAAAGTTAGATTAGTTGAAAATCCTAAAAAGTTCATGGAGGAATACATTGAAAGTATCTTAGCTAAGAAATCTAAAGATAGTGAGATTGTTTCTAACGATGGTGACCAAATGGAAGAAAAGGAAATAAATCCAATTGTTGCAAAACAATTAAAATCTCTTAAAAATAGTTTAAAAAGTCATAATTTATCAATTAATGATATTATGAAACATTTAAAAGACAATGAATAACGATTTAAAAGATAGGGTATTTAACATTCCACAAAACATACTGCATAAAATCAGTCAAACTGTTATGCATTTAAATGGGCAACACGCTGACGGGAAAGAAAGGGCAGAAAAGTTACTTAAAGACGGAACAGTAAAGTATGGTCAATTAAAGAAAATTATCCACGAATTAACATATATGGATAAAGTTAAAGATAAATTGAAATTTGAATTAGCGGGTGGGGACCTAATGAATAATTGGTCAAAAACGCATTTACAAGGTGAAAGAGATATGGTGAGTAATAAAAAAGATTCAAGAAAAAGAGCAGATGAAATAGGTGCAATTAGTGGTGAGCGTTCAAATAGTCACCTTAAAACACACTCAAAAAAATCAAGTACATTTCCGTCATTGAATATGATGAAAAGTAATTCACATAAAAACACAATAAGTCCAATTGTTTCTTTGGGTTTATTTGAACAAATTGAAAAATTTAAAAAATTAATACGTTATTAATATGGCAACACAATTAGAAATCTTAGCACAGAAGTTTAGAACTGAAATTTTAGGACCGAACATCTATAACGAACAAAAATTCTATTCTTCCACAAATAAAAATGCGTTATCTGATGGTGACGTTAAAGGTAAGGGTGAACTAGATAATTCAATAGGGTCATCTGTTGATGTCCAAAATAGAATTGATAATGTTGGGAGAAACAGATTTAATAAAGAAAATAATTACTCTTCAATAAACAAAGATGCACTATCTGATGGTGACGAAAAGGGTAAGGGTGAATTAGATGGTAAAGTTGGTTCATTGACAGATATTAAATCAAGAACTGATGTTGTTGCAAGAAACAAATACAATCCATCAAAAGGATACCCCGATTTTTAATTTATGAACATAAATAAAATATTCTTCAATGTAATTGAAGAACAAAACATATTAAAGACAACAAAAACCAAACCTATAGTTGATGCAATCAAAAATAGGAATATGATTACATTTTACTATTCGGGTCCTCAAAAACCTAAAAAAGATAGTGTAAAAAATGGTTACAGAGTAAAGGCTGAGGCGGTTGCTTTGGGTCTTTCTAAAAAGGGTAATTTAATTGTTAGAGCTTGGGTACAACCTCCTTCCGTTTCTAAAAAAGGATTTGCGAAACACGGGTGGAGAACTTTTATTATTGGTAGAATGAGTAATGTTGAAATTACTGATGAAGTTTTTAACGGAAAGAGACCAGAGTATAAAGAAGGTTCCGATAATTCAATGACAACAACATATGTCACAACAAATTGGGGTACAACTTCGGATACTAAAAAAATGGAAAAACCATCACCAACGGTTACTAAACCTGAACCAACAAAACCTCCCGTTAGTAAGGTTTCCGATAAACCAACCGAAGTCACTCCAACAGAACCTGTTAAACCCGAAGAATTACCTCAACCAAAACCTGAGGAAAAACCAAGTGAACTACCACAAGGCGGTGATAATCAGGATTATGAAGTTAAACAAAAAGAATTATATAAAACTAAACAGACCGATTGGATTAACAAACAAAAAGAAATTGGCGGCAATATAAAGCCTGGTCAAGGTACGAGAGAAAGGTTTAAAAAAGAAGTAGAAAAGGAATTACCTCAACCAGAAACAGAAAAGAAACCAGAAGTTAACCCTGAAGAAGATGTAGAAGGAAAAAATCTACAGGAAAGTTTAAAAAGAATTAAACGTTTAATGTTTTATTAAAAAAGGTTATTATTTAAAATATAAAAATATTTATTAGTATGTCACAACAAGGAGTAATATCACAAAATGATTTGATGCATAAATTGGTTCAAGCTAAAAAAGTTATGAACAAGGTAGATGGTGGTAACTATCAGAGAGGTCAAATAGATGAGAGTATCTTAAGGTCCGCACCGGAAGATGTGATGAACAATACACAAATGCAATCAAATCCATCTACACAAAGACAAACAGGAACCCCTAACATTAGTCAAATTCAAAATT